TTTGCCTGTTACTGGGCCAGGAAATTGTTGGATGCGTTTAGGATTCATGAATAATCCTTATGGCATTCCGACAAACCCTTGGGCCTTAGCTCGGCTAGAGATGGCAATTCGCGAAAGTGAGGTTGAGGAAGTGACTGCCTCCATGGCTTTGAAAGCCACTCGGAAGTACATGCGTGATGGCTATTTCTGTCTTGCCTTTACAGCTAGCGTCTGTGAAGACGGAGATGTGCACATAGAACGCTGCCGAGTGGTCTATCAAGAACTTATGGAAGGTGAGATGGCCATTCATGAGTTTGAGCAATTCTTAGTGGAGTGCATCATCAAGCGTTGTCGGTACGTTGGTTCGTCCCGCGAAGCTGCGAGCCCCATGGACAAGGCGTTAGCAGCTCACAGATCACCTGATGTTGTGAGAGCCATTGACGCTGCGACTTCTGCAGTAGTCATGAGTCAGTTACCTGAGATGAACATAATTTGTCCCTATGCAATTCCAGCAGTAAATCAAGTAGCTGCCAATGACTTGGCCATTCCTTGGTCAGTCAGAAATGCAGTGCCGCATAGACATCCGATTCATGCGGCCATTAGGAGGCAACAATTTCACGAGGTTTACCCGAAAATGATAAAATCTGACGTGACTTTTGTCAGTGCCGGCGCTGCCAACATGGACTTGTTCCGGAATGCTTGGGCTGGAAGCGGAGTGCGCCATAGTGTCAATGTGGTAAATCCTATAGTTGACTTGAAAGACATAGGCCGTTATGCTGGGACTGAAACTGTCCCAAATGACGTGTTCAGTCTGCCTAATGACATTCAAACAGCTACTGTGGTTTTCAGTGACTCTGGCATGTGGTGTAGCCCGGAGTGGTTGGGAGCTTTTTTCGCTAATAACAGAGCAGTACAAGAGGTGCTGATTTCTCACGTTTTCCCGTTAGTATCTTTGAGCAGTGTTGCTTCACCGCAACCTGCGCTTTACACGTTTTCCAAGCCTGACAAGAACACTCTCATTTACGTGGCCGAAGGAGACACCGGAGGTAGCTACGAGCAACCTGCTAACGCGGGTATTTTGCTGGCTAGAGAAATCACCGGTCTCAGATCAGGTTTCACGATTCGAGGGGGCGTGGTGCACTCAGTGTTAAATTCTCACATTCAAGTCTGGTCTAGATACAATTTGGAGGTACCACATTATATCCCGATTCACATGCCTGACATGATGCATGTTCCGCGGGTATTTGTGGACCAACCTAAAGATCTGTGCTTGATCCCAAGGAATTTGTTCTGGGCAGTTGTCACCTATGGCAAAGCAATGGGCAAGAAGACTGTGGACAAAGAGATGCTCGTGGGGAAGATCAGGATGATGAATCTCAACGAAAATGACATACCAGTGGGCGATTTGGATTGGATCGTAGCAGTCATGAATGCTTGCATCAAGTGGGAAATAAGTTCAGAAGATCTCACGCGAGATTATAAGACTTTCATGGGCATGCTAGACTACAAAATCCGAAAACGTTTTCTGGGCAAATGGCGGAAGTGGACAGGAGCTACTGGACGAGTGGAACGAATGAGGAAAATCGTATCCGGTGATAGAAGAGTTGTAACTATTCCGACTATTGTCATGAAATTGGATGGATTCGGCGGAGAGTACGGAGTCTCATGGCATATAGATCCAGATTCGAAGGCTTCTTTCTGGCAAGCGTGTCGGCGGTTCTTCGCTGATACCTTCGACTGTGGCATGGACAGAGTGGATCAAGTGGTCACCTTGGGTAAGGATGGCGTTCTACGAGCTAATAATGCTATTTTCTACAACAGGAGAAATATGCGTTGGCTCAAACCATCTGAAATCAAGGACACTCAACGAAGAGCTTTCCGTCAGGCTTGGGAACCAAACCTATTACCTCCGTTGCAACCCAAACCTTCTACAAGGGTTGAGCCTGATGTGCTTTCAGTTACTAGTGCTACTTCAGACTCAGATGCAACCTTGGTGGGATCCGGGATTGACGACTGGAAGAAGGAGAAGAAGTTCGATGGAGCAGAGTGGGAAGATGATTGCCTTCCACACGGTATTGATGAGGTGATTCAATGCTGTCCCTACGGTCCGATTAAGCAAGCGCATGAAAACACTTTGTTGTATTTCAGGCTATGTGATCGTCGACATGCCGCAGAGTGTGAGGTGATAGAGCCTCCGCCAGGGGATAGTAAGACGCATAAGAGGAAAACTTATTCTACCTTGCGTACTGAGGTCAATAAACAAAAGGAGCGGTTGGATGCTTCGCCAAGGTCCTTGCACAAAAGTCGTAGTAGGGAGTTCTCATCCTCTACCAGCACTTTGGCGTCGGTGTCAGAGGATGCTTCGGTTCGGAGTTCATTTACCGAGGAAGTCAAGTTGCCGCCCGAAAAGCAGAAACCAAAAGATCCTGATAAGTTGGTGCAGAAGACTATAGACACCCAGTTGAGGAGAATGATTGAGTTGTCTGAAGCAATAGACGCTCATCAAAATAGTCCAGCACTACCAAGGCGTAGGTGTGAAGGAATTCCTTTCAAGATGCCTAAGACCACAACCTGGGATGAGAGAGAAGCGGACTTCATTAAGCTAATGTCCAAGGGTCCGTGGCCTGCGTTGGGAGGAGCTATTCGCACGTTGGCTGGGCCTCAGCTTTGGGATAGTTTGTATCCAAAGACGACGGGGGTGAGGATTGATAAAGCTCCTTTCAAGCCTATCATATATCCGAAAAGATCTTACCCTAAGCAGGACTGCTTGGTGGTGGCTCTGGCGACGGTATCACGATTGCCTACTGAGACAGTCTTTTTGGCGATGTTGAGAGCCTTCCCGCATGATTGTCTGAAAACTGACGACCTTACGACTGACTGCATTACTCCATTTGCTTTGGCAAATAACCTGCAAATTAAGGTGTTTTCAAAGCCTACAAAGACTAAGGCTGCATTCCTAATGACCGTTCATGGTGTTAGAGGGAATGCTAGTCTCAGCATTGAGTACTCAGATCACCATTTCACGGCATTGGAACAGAAGTTGCCTCTAACGATTCGGGAGTTGGGACCAATTCCTGAAGTTAGCCGTGAGGCAAAGTGGTTGATAGGCAAATTGCGACAAAACCCAATGATCACTTGGATCAACATTCAGCCTTCGGCTGAAATAGGTAGAATGGCGGTCCGTTGTATGATTCAAGGTGAATTGGACTTGATCGGAAGCAATCATTTGAATCATTCAATTCTCAAAGGCTGGGAGGAGTCCCTCAAAAACATGAAATTACCAAACTTAGACTTGGGCTTGATATGCGGAGATCCAGGATGTGGAAAGACTTCAGGGATCATGGAGAGCTTGCGAGACTATCGAGCCCATTCAGGGCGAGCTTTCAGTATTGCTCTTGGGAAAAATGGCTTACGCGAAATGTGGGCAACAAAATTAGGGGTCAAAGACAAGAAAGGCCCTTTACGCCAATCATCACCGAATTACATGTGTACCACAACCAGCAAAGCAATGGCTGAAGGTCATTGGGGCTGGGTTATGGCAAGTGATGAAGCTATGTATTTCCCTGGGTGGCATGCTTTGAAAGCAGCCATGTTTCCTCACGTTAAAACGCACCTGTTCTTATTTGACCCACATCAATGCACATGGCACAATCCTAAGGAATGTACTTTGAACAATGCAAATATTCCTAAGGAAGAAGCTATGTATGGGGCTAGATGTAAGACTTTCATCACCGGTTCATTACGTTTCGATGAGGGCGTTGGAAATTTCTTCAATCTACCAGTGTTCAAGAAACTGGGAGGGGGTTTCCATTACACAACCAAAAGAGTCGAAACCGAGGCTGATATGCGTATATTCTTCCCGAACAAGTCTGAAGAATGGATAGCGCACGCCTGGGAGAACAAGGTGTTAGCGGTAGCAAGTGACGTTAGGAAAAGAGTGAAGCTTTCAGTTGAGCAACAAGATGCG